AGCCCATGATTATTTTCCTTTTGATGGAATGTCGCCGCCGACGGGGTTTGCGGCTCCAACCGGCGCGGCGGTAAACGCGGTTGTGCCTGGTGCTACATGACCGTTATTCCACGGTGATTCGTTGATCGGCCCGTAGCAAGACGCAAGCTGTACGCCGTTGACCTTTTTAGCCTGCTTGTCGCACAGGAACGACCACTGGTTGCTCATGCCGCCACCGGGTTCAGTAGAGGTCACAAACGATCGCGGGGTCATCGGCACAACGGCCCAACTGGGCGCTTGTGGGTACTCGGTGACGGTTGAGAACAGCGACCAGACCTTGCCAGCCGGGGCTTTGCAGCTACCCTGCATCAGTTTGCCGTTGGCTACGGCTTTGCCGGTCAGCACCGGACAGACCGCCATGCCTTCCTGAAATTCCTTTCCATCGACGCGGATCGTCTTGCCGGTAGGGACGCTGGCAGAGGCCGCGCACAAGGCGAACTCGCCGTTGCAGATCATCAGATCGGCAGCAGACACGCTGAACGGCAGCAACGCAAGGAGGAACAGCTTTTTCATGTTTATACCTTTAGGACAAGATGAATGAGCAAGGCAATGATAAAACCCGCAACGGTAAAGCCGATATGCTCAATGCGTTTCAACCGGGCGTTGATGGTGTCGTAGCGCAGTTCACACACCGCTTCGTGCGAGGTCAGGCGAACGTCGAGTTCGTTGGTGGTAGCCATTACTGCGCCCCTAGTCTGTTTTGCGACTCTTGCGGGGCTAGTTGGTTGACCGCGCCTTGCCTTGCAGCCGCCGTAAGTTGCGGACTCCATGTCGCACTGTCGGTCATAATCCGCAAAACCTTAATGCGTTCTTTTGCTGGCAGCATGTCTAGCATGGCGTTAGCACTAGCGCCGGATTTCATGCCTTCCGTCAACGCGGCCAGTGTAGCCTTGTTGACCTTGCCTTCAAACTCGCGCAAGCCTTGCCGAGCAACAGCGATCTTGGTGCTGAGTGACGGCGGGAAGTTAAACTTGGGCGTAGCATCTTGGATAATGTTTGACAGCGCCTCGCCGCCTTTTGTGGCTTGTTCCGCCAGTTTTTTATCCCGTGCAATGTCAGCGGCAATTTTTTCAAACTGTACTGCTGACTTGCCCATTTCTTTGGCAAAGTCATACTTGCCAGAGCCAAATACATCCTCTACCAACTTGGGGTTGCGGCCTGTAACCAAGGCAACAAACCCTTCTTTATCGCCGGACGTATACAAATTACGCGCAACGTCGGCTAATTTCTTTTCTTCGATGCCGTGCATACCCTGCTCAAAAGTCTTGAGGTACGCGCCCCACCCCGTGCCGCCAGCTTGTTCTATTGCATCGTCAAACAACGGGCGGACATAGCCCATAACCGACTGAGCAAATTTTCTGCGTTGGTCTTCTGTTGCGCCAGGGTTTAGATCTGCAATAGCACCCGCCACGCCATTTTTGCGAATTGCGTACAACGCTTCTGGGGTAATAATTCCGTACTTGTTTGTCCAATCTTGCAGCATCTGCGACACGCGGGTTATAGCGCCCGCCGCATCTCGGTTTGTGCCTATGTCGGGGTTTGCTAATTTGGATTGCAAAGTAGAAATAAGGGTTTCGGTCTTGAGTGGCTTTAATCCATTGGCTTCCAAACTAGCCAAAGCTGATTTGGCATCCCGCGCTACTTCGCCAAACCGTAACGATGACTCTGCTGCGTCCGTTGCAACTTGGTCTGCCCGTGCGGCCAACTGACCTGGGTAGGTCTGTTGAAATTGCGGGTGATCTTTTGCATAGCGAGGCAATAGAGTTTGACCGCTATCTCTAGTGGTTGTTGGAGTCCAAGTCTTAGCCCATTCACTTGCACGATCAGCCGCAGCCGTAAACCGGCGCACATCTTCTACTTTAGCCGCCGCAGCTTGCCCGAATTTAGCTGCCTTAGCTTCTAAGCCTGATGCTACGCGCCCCGCTTCTCCCGCCGCGCCAAATTCAATTTCCCGCATCGGCGTGGCGATAGCGTTTAAAGCATTTTTTGATCCTTCGCGTACAGCACGGGATTCCGTTGCCGTAGCACCGCCCGCCAGCCGCGCCAACTCATTTGCTGTTGCATCGGCTTGCGCTGTTGCTTGTCGGCTATAAAAGCTAGCGGGGTTTTGCTTTACCGCCAAAGCATCCAATGCCGCCCAGGTGGCGTTATCTATTTCCGCTGCCGCTTGACCTGAACTGCCGCCCTGTGCCGCTACAGCGTTGGCCGCACGAATTGCGGCTAGATCCCCGCCAGCTACTTTACGGGCAATTTCTCCCGCTTTAACCGCGCCTAATTTGCCTGTTGTAGCATCCCATAGCCAACCACCGCCTTGGCCCAATAGTTTGACCGCACCTGCGCCAACCGTTGGAAGCACTGCGCCAACCGCTGCGCCAGTGCCTACGTCCTCTGGGTTGACCGCCGCCGCGCCAGCGCCGCCAGCAATTGCACCACCACCCGCCCGTAGCGCAACATTGCCAACGCGTTGCAAGCCCGTGGTCGCCTGCGGCAAGCCCGTTCTAAAGCCGCCAGTTTCAATAGCGGTAGCCAACGGGGCCAAGCGAGGGGCAACAGCGGTTACGCCCCTGCCGATAAGCCCACCAATTGGCAACGTACCAGCTACTTCGGTGCCGATCTTGCCCAATGCAAAAGCCGTAGACTCCGGGTCAGCGCCCATTGTCGCTAAAGATTGCGTCATCTGCTGGCGACGATCATCTAGCCGACCGGGGATAAAGGTTGATTCTTTACCCCGCGCTTGAGCGATTACATCAAATGGTGCCATTAGCGTAGCACCAATAGATCCTGCGCCTCGCAGTGCGCCAGCCAGCACATCGCCCGCCATACCCGCGACACCGCGATCTTGTGGGATCTCGCTATCAACGGGCGGAGCGGCTTGCTTTACGCGCCGAATCTCATCCGCAAAGGCTTTAGCATCGGCGGCATTGCCCGCCGCATCCGCTTTAACCAGCGCCGCGCTAAGTTCGTCAATGGTCGCCATGGCTATTCGTACTTTTTCAGCAGAGCGTCGATATTAACTGTTGGCGCACCACCGCTAGTATTGCTGGCGCTTCCCGCTTGCGCTTTAGCCAATCGCTCTTGTGCGCGGCCAATCCCAACGCGAATAATGTTTTGGTATTCTCTTGCAGCGGTTACAAATTCTTTTTCGCTTTGCGCCAAACTCATGCGCGTTTTTGCAGCGGTAGCTTTTTCGCCTTCTTTTTCTGTTATGGAACCGCCGCCTCTAAGAGACTCAAACGCTTCCAAAAATGCGCCGCTAGTAACTTCGCGGAATCGTTCTTGAAAATCTGACGCGCTAGTGCCGGGTATAAATCGCAACCCTATTCCAGCACCAACGGCGTTTTCAAACCCTGGATGTGGGCCTTTACCTTTGCTAAATACGATCTTGTCGCCCACCACTCTGCTATCACCCAACATAGCGTCAATATTAGCCAATGCTTTTTGACTGCTTGCTATTGCGTTAGGCAGTGTTCGCGCCGCCGCTACCATATCTTTACCTGTTGCAGTGCCTTCAGCCCTAGCTGATTCAAGCCTTACTATAGCCGCCGGGTCTTTTTCGCCCCCGGGTATGAAGGTTTGCCCGCCTTTGCCGTCCGGCTGCATACCTTTTGCCGCCATCTCGCGCAGCATCCTAGGCGAATACCCGCTAGTTGCTGCTGGCGCAACGGCGGCAGGCGCAGCCGTTTGTGCTGCGGGGCGGGCAATCATTGCGTTGACCGGCGCAGCGGGTGGTGTGACCATTGCGTTAGCTGGCGCGGCCACAGACGCGTCACCCGCCATCAGAGAACGCATAGGCATACCAACAGGCACCACGTTTTCAAATTGAAGAGTTTCTGGGTTCCATTTTCTGGCACCGGCTTGAGCAGACAAAATTGCCGCTTCCGTGCTAGGCGCGGCAGTAACGGTGCCAACACTACCCGGAACCACGGTAGCTGAACCGCCCATTCCGGGAGTAGAAATGATACGCGCAGTACCACCTAAGTTTTGAGTTGTATTCTGCGGCTTATTCATTTCCGCAAATTTAGCCACGCCCAATTTGGACTCGTTGATAAGCCGATCCAAACCACCGGGCTGCTGCAACGCGGCTTCAATTCTTGCCCTAGATTGTTCAACAGTTACACCGCGTGCGGCCAATACTTTACCTAGCACGGGGTCAGCATGGTTAGCTTCGTGCCAAGCAATGTATTGTTCTGGCGTAGAAACGCCTTCCAACATATCACGCGACTGCTTAAATTTGTCTTCAACTAATTTGGCTTGCGCGGCAGCAAGCGTGGTAGGTTGCAAATTTAGCGTCCCTTTTTTGATGCCTAGCTCCACCGCGTCTAACTCTGCTTTTCGTCTAGCCGCTTCTGCCTCTGGAATTTTAGACCCAGCGCCGCCAGCCGCCAATGCCGCGTTGACTTTGCCGTAGTCAACTTTACCATCTGGGCCAATGGCCCCTTGATACGCGCTATTGATTGCGTTTTGCACTTGCTCCTCGCGCCTTGCTTTGCCCAAGGTGTACTGGGACAGCGCGTTCTGGTTCTCTTGCGCCCTAGCCGCCGCTGCTTGGTCCATGCCGGAGACAAACGCATTGCCGATGCTTTGCGAACCTGGCGGGGTCAGTAGTCCAAAGTTAAGTTCAGCCATGATTTATCCTTGGTAATCAATGTAGGGATTAGCGGAGGTGGGCATTACTCCGCCGCCGCCGAACCCGTATACATTCTCTGCGCCGTATTGTTGGCTAGCCCTCGCAGCATTAGCGTATGGATTTGACCCGCCCCCATACCCGCCGTACATTCGGCCCAACACGTTAGCCGCACCGCCAAAGGCTGAGTTACGCTGCCCCGCTGCGGCCATTGCTGCGTTGCCGGTATTGGCCGCGCTGGTCATGTTGAGGTTGCCGATGTTGCTTGCCATGTTTGTGCCTTGTGCGCCGATCTGACCCGTTGCCGTTTGACCTGTCCCAGCAACACCGGCCAATCGGTTGTAGAGCGCGTTGCGTTCGCCCGTATTGGCGTTGAAGCCGGTCACATAGCGGTTGAAGGCGTTGTTGTATTCTTGGCTACCCAAGTCTGACCCGTAGCGTTGCACTCCCTTGAGCGTAGCGCCGGACAACAACCCGCCTCTGGACGCAGCACTTCGGTCAAGGGCTTTTATCCCCTCCGACATACGAAAGGCCGTGCCGGGGTCAGCGTTCGGGTCGTACTGGAAATCAAACGGCCTTGTTGAACCAAACTCACCGCCGTAGCCCACGCCAGCCCCTAACCGATTAACCGCGCCAGTGCCAGCAGCAAGGTACGGCGCTTGGTCGGCGCGGTTTTGGTCGTACTGTCGGCGCTGTTCGGCGATGGACGCGGCAGAAGCGGCCCCAGAGGCTTGAGCGGCAGTGTCGGCAGCGTTGGAAGCCCCCATAGAACCTATTAGACTTGAACCTACTACGGCCCCAGCGACCCAAAAAGTCATGATAAAACTCCTTTAACCGTATTCCCCGCAAGATACATACAATTTGGATCGTCCTCGACTAATTCTGATTCGGCATCTTCAACCGTAGTAGATTCCACCCGGTGAAAAGTGGCGCATAGCGAATCGGTTTCGGCATAGACGGCGCGTTTTGTTCCCGGCAAACTGTTTAGTATGCAAGGGCCGGTAATGATTTTTACGCCATCGTCCGTTGTTACGCGCACCGTGCCGTACATAATTACGTAGAAATGTTCTTTTTTGTGGACTTTACCGATAACCAAAACACCAGCAGGTCGCCAAACTTCGCGGCAATACATGCCTCCGTGAAAAGTATGTTTTGTTTGCGGCTCGTATTGCGGCAACTTTGAAACCTCAAACTGTAGCTGCTCTACGCGTTGTCGTATGTCGTCCTGCTTGGCTACTGCTTCCATTACGACACCTCCCGCCCACTCGCACGAATGTTAATGGCCGTGGCCGTTCCAGCGATGGTGGAGATAAACCCGCTTGCCATCAGCACCTGGCCGACAATCTCGGGGAAAGTGTACACCTCAGACGCGGCCAGAGTCTTAGTCTTGGTAATCAAGTTCTGATTGCCCGCCGTGTCCGCCGCCGTGACTAGGTTAACGCTCAAGGTCGCAGCCGTGGCGCTGTAGTTGGTCGCGGTAAACTTGTCGATAATCGTGGTGACGTTGGTCGCGGTGTATTGAGTGGTCTGGGCATTCTCGGCAGTCTTAGCCGGGATCAGCACTTTTACGGTGACGGTCATTTCAGATGCTCCTTACGGTTACGCGGTCGCCAGAAGAAAGGCCAGGTGCCACAAAGGTGATCGTAGTGCTGTTGGTTTCTGTGTACGCCACGTTGTACTCTTCAGTCAACCCGTTCACCGCCACAATTGCACTGCCGCCCATCGTGTACGGCAAAACATTGAACACTGTCTGCCCTAGAGTCGCCACGACCGCCGGTTGCATCCCGCCGTAAGTGCCAGCAATGTTATCGGTTGTATAAACCAGAACGTCAGTTGAATCTTTCAGGATGAACTTATACATCCCCGCTGCAAGCCAGACAGAGGCGCGGCCAGCCGAATCCAAGATAACCGGGTTAGCGTTGGCAATATTTCCTGCGTTGGTCGTATAGGTTGCAAGCGGCGTAGTTGTACCCGCAGCGTAGGTGTAAAGTTTTCCCCCCGCCAAAGGATTACCGTTAGCGTCAATAAATTGTAGGAATGGAACGGGTGAGATTGCAGCCATATCGTTACCTCGCTACTAGAATACGTAACTGCCAGAGATGATAATGTCGAAAGTGTTATTTATGTCTGCGCCGCCGAGTGCTGTAGCAACGCCAGCAGCATAACGATACAGATTCGCGTTTGTAGTTGCAGTGCCGCCAAATGCGGTAATTTGCGTAGTAGCACCGGCAGCAAGATTGTCCGCAAATCCAACCGTAAATGCCGGTAGAGTTGTCGTCGTTGGCATCGTCACCGGCATGACTAAAAGAATGGCCCCGGTCAAGCCGCCCTTGCTTGTGAGCGTCACGCGGCAGTCGAAGAACAAACGGTTGCCGATCTTCGTGTAGGTTCCGGTGGTTCCGGCCCCGTAAGTAATCCCAACGGTGCTGCCGCCTATCGTAATCGACGGAGTCCACGCCACGTTCTCCATCGGAAGAACGGTTGAATTAAGACCGTAGGTAATCGTCCCGGTAGACAGAAACACCGAGTTCAGCCACATAGAACCGCTGGCAGCAGACTCAGTTAAATGCGCGGTGGTAGCCTGTTCACTCCACGCGCCGACAAACGTGTTCTTGCTGCCGGTGATGCTGTACGAGGTATTGCACAAGGTCGCAATCGGGCTGAGAAAGATATTTCCGTTGCTTCCGCCGCTGCCGTTGAGCATCTTGAATCCGATGCCGGTAGTGTTGTTAGAGTCAACCTGAAGATCAGAGATCACGTTCTGGTCTACTTGCCCGACTGTTGAGCCTTGTATTGTCGGGTTGAAATAGCAGCCAATTGAGTTGGCCTCTGTGTCGCTACCAAATGCGTACACCGTGTTCCAGATCGAGCCGTACATTTTCTGCACTTCAATGGCAACCAAGCACGTTGAAGCCTTAACACGGTTCATATTAACCCCGTGATTTTTCACCGAGATACCTGTCTGCCCAGTAGTCGAACCGCGCACCTCTATGTCCGACATACTGGACTCTCGGCTTCCAGGCGTTGCGTAGGGCCAATCCCACACGGGGCTGCCGCTGCCAATGATGATCGTGCCGCTAGTCGCAGTCCCGCCCGTGGCCCCGTGGCCCTCATGGAACAGCTTCTTAGTCGTAGGATGAACCAAAGCGGTGACCTTGGCAGTCCCGTTCGGGTAGATGATCCGCGATCCCTCTATGGCATCCACCCAACACGCTTGGATGGCCGCAGTGTCGTCTGTCGTGCCGTCAAACTTTGCGCCATAGTCCATCACATTGACCGGAGCGCCGTTGATCTGGCTATAACGTATTTGCGTAAGCGGCATGGTTGCTTATTTCCTTATCGTTAATCTTTAGCTGGTCGCAAACTACCGCATCCGTCTGGCTGAAATATAACCAGCAACGCCGCTAGTTATGTTGGCGGTCGGAACCTGTGAAACAAGATATATCGTTGTCGTTGCGGATAAGCTAACACGCAATCGCGGGATAGAAGAAAAGCCTATCCCAGCAGAAACATTAAGCCCGCCCCAAACATAATCTTTTCCTTCTGCGGGGCCGAACGCGGCACTTGTTTGACTGATTGAACATCCGATGTAAGCGTTTACGCCGCCGTTCGTAGTTTCAACAACCGCGCTCACATCCCAATCACCCGCAGTCAGCGATATCGTTGTCACGTTAGTCTTGGCCGTATTTACGGTCGCCGCAGTCACCGACGAATCTACATACTCGCCGAAACTCCCCGCCTGTGCGCTGTTGTTGGTTGTGGTTCCAACAATTCCTGCTGTCTGGTTCGGCGTGTATGCACCCGATGAACTCAGCGTGGTAAATTTACCATCCGCCGCCGTTGTAGCGCCTACCGTACCGTTGATGTTTATGCTGGCGGTGCCGGTCAGGTTGGTAACCGTGCCGCTAAACGGTGTGCCAAGCGCCCCGCCGTTCACCACAAAAGCGCCTGCCGTGCCGGTATTGACCCCCAGAGCGGTGACTACGCCCGTCCCAGTTGCGGTCGTGGCCGGAGTCGCGCCTGCTCCACCGCCAAGCACCAATGCGCCAGCCGCAAGCGCCGCAGAGGATGCCCAGGCTGACGCGCTGGAGAAGTAGGGTATGCCGCCGCTTGTCCCGGCAACCGTCAGCGCAGGCGTTGTGGTCGGCGTGGCAACGGTGACAATCCCGCCGGTAAAGCTAACGCTGGTGACGCTGCCGCTGCCTTTGTTGTTAAAGGTCGTCCAATCGGCGGCGCTCAAAGCCCCGCGATTAGTCGCAGATGCGGTTGGAACTTGCAGCGTGATAACCGGAGTCGTTGTGCCGGTTGCAACCGTGCTGGACAGGTCTGTGCCGGTCGTGCCAAGCGTCAGCGCGGCCACGCTGGTAACGGTGCCGCTGCCCTTGTTGTTGAACGTAGTCCAATCGGTGCTGGTCAGGTAACCATTAACGCTTGCGGTGGCCGCAGCCATGCTAATCGCTGGCGTTGTGCCGCCCGAAGATACAACGGGTGCCGTTCCGGTCACGCTGGTCACCGTACCACCCGAGCCGGTCGCGGACAGCGTCCCGGCTGCAAAGGAAACGCCTGAACCAATGGTGACGTTGCTAAACCCACCCGCCGCGTTGCCGTACAGGATTGAAGAGCCGCTGGTTGCGGGGGCGTAATCAGTGCCGGATACCGCTGCGCTGATCGCCGTCCCGTTGCCCTTGAGCAGCCCCGTAATGGTCGTGGAGAGCGTGATCGCAGGAGTGGTTGTCGCAGTAGCTACCGTCCCCGCCAGCCCGTTGGCCGACACCACAGACACGCTAGACACGGTTCCTGTGGTAGGTGTTGCCCAAGTCGGCGCTGCGGCACCTGCGCTGGTCAGTACCTGGCCGGACGACCCCGCTGCGCTCACCGCCAGCGCAGGGCCGGTGCCGTAGGCCACGCCGCCCAATGTTGGGCTACCGTCCAGATTGTAGTTGGCAATGGTGCCGGTCTGCACAACCGGCTGGAGGTACGCCCCCTGTATGGCGGCTTCCGCGTTCTCAAACCGCGACATCATCGACATCAGTTGCGCGGTGTCGAGCGTGGCTAGGAAGTCACCCGATTGATCCTCATACTGCGGGGCGATGTTCTGGTTGATCTGGATCAGCAACTCAGTCAGGTCGGGCTGATTAGGTGGCCCAAGCTGCAACTCTTCCAGCGTAATGGGGTTGTTCCCGCTGCCGGTCAGGATGAATAGGTTGAGGAAGAACCGATACCATTCCCTTGCCATGAGGCCGGTGCGCTCGTCAATAAACGGCGCCCGTGGCGCGGGGATATTGGTGATGTTCAAGTTTGCCACTAGCTACCCGTCGGCGTGACAAACAGTTCTGCGCCCAGAATGGCGATCTTGACCGGATCTGTGCCAGACACCTCATACACCCGGTCGCGGATCTTGTCCGTCATGCCGAGTCGCCGCCAGATGGTTCTGGTGCCGTAAGCACCAATCTTGCCCATAGATTTCCAGTGTTCGTTTGACCAGGTATGCCCAGCATCGTCCGACCAGCGCAGCATGACCTGCGGATCGTAACCCGGCGCGGCGGCGTAGGCTTCCGTATCCAGCGCATAGCCGTTGTAATCTACGGCAGGCTGCACTTGCGTCACCAGCGGTTCGTTGCCGTCACCAACCTCAGTAACCAACTGGTCAGCGGCCTGCGTGGTCAGATAGCCCTGCACAAACTCGCCCACAATGATATCCGCCGCTTCGGTGGCAAGGTCTTCGGCAGCATAGGCGGGGTAGGCATTCAGGCCAACACCCGTTTCTGCGTCTAGTTGCAGCGAATGGTGCGCGGTGCGCTTGAGGTTGTTCTGCCCCGTAGCCAGCGCTCGCCAAGACCGCAACCATTTCTGGATCTGGTCATCGTCGGAGTAGACATCAAGATCAAAGGCGTAAAGCCGCCCGTCCTCGTAGTCGCCAACCACAATCTCGTCGTTAAACGACATCTGGCAGTTGCTGCGGTGCCTTGTAAACTCCCCGTTCTCAAAGCCAGCGCGTTCGTGCCACAAAGTGGTGGATACGTCATAGACCCACGTTGCTTGGGCTGACGGAAAGATCAGCACATAGAACGGATGGCCGTCCTGCTGGTAGGTGTAGGCAACCGCGTCGGATATGCTGCCGTAGCTTTGAATGGCATACTCCACCGCGTTGGTCGAGATCCGTGCGGGCGTGTAGCCGTTAGCCCGGTAGACAATCCCCCGGCCCCGAGCGTCCGAGCCTAGCCAGAACACGCTGTTGTCAAGTTTTGCCACAGAGTACGCGGCCTCGCACCCGACTTCCATAAACGCGCCCTGAATCCGCGCTAACGGAAAGTCCGGTGTTCCAGCGTCATACCAGACCTCAACGCTGGTGGTGCCAAACAAAAATATCTCGCGGTGGTCTACGATCAGCGCGATCACGTTGTCTGGATAACCTTCCGCGCTGGCAAAATCCAGCGGGTCAATTGACAAACCGTCTAGCAAACTGGTCACCCAGAACTTCTGCGAGTCTGGCTCGTTAAATACGAAATACCCGTCGAGGTAGCCAACCGATCCAGCACCCGGGAAGTCCGTGTCGGTGATCTGCGCGAACACCGCCGTGGACACGTTGTAAATGTAGCTTAACGGATTACAGGCAATGAAGATCTGCGTCCCGTTGTCGGCCATGCTGACCGGGCCAGTGCCTGACACGTTTCCAATAAAGGTGGCCGTGTAGCTTGTGGACAGGCTATAGAACTTATTGCCCGACACCACATAGGCCACGCCATTGGTCACCCACAGGCCGCGAATCGGGCCGTCACCTACAGTCGCAAGTAACCGCAAGCCAGGACACCGCAGCAGGAACCCGGCTTCCTTTCCGCCGCTACCCTCTGGGATAGCTTCGGGGAACAGGTTGACCATGCGGTTGTCTGCCGCATTGATCGACCGGGCAACGTAACTGCCGCCAAGGATGGGCGTTTTCAATTACGCCGTGACCGCTTTGATGACCGCAAACGCAATCACAATTGCTTCGCTCAACGAACCGCCCGTAATATTTCGCACGTTAATGCTGGCCGTACCCGCAGAAGACTGAGCATTGAGCAGGTACGAACCCGCAGTGCCGCCGCTGATGTGGTTCATTATCAGAATGTCGCCAACTTCAATGACCGAGTTGGTCAACGTAAAACTAACCGTAGTGTCAAGGTTGAGCGCGGCGGCGTTCAGCGTAATCTGGCCCGTTGACTTGTTCAACGTCACGCCCGTTGCTTTGCTCGTAGCTTGGGTAACCGTTCCACCCGCACCCGTAGCGTAGCCCTGTTTGCCTGTGCCGCTAATGACTTGGTTGCTTGTAGTGCTGACACTAGTGCCGGTTGCCACACCCAATATCGGCGTGACAAACGTCGGGCTGGTAAACAGGTTAGTAACCGACAGTTGCTTGGTCGTGCTGGTTGATGCTTGGACGATCGGCAGCACATCAGCGCCAGCTTGCGAAGCGGCAACGGGTAGTGCGGAAATAGCGATATTAGCCATGTTAGTAATTCCCACTAAAAATGTTAAATCTCTGGCGGGTTGCCACGATGCTGTA